CTAGGTTAATCAATCTAGAAATATAATGGAATTAAGAAAAATATTAAGCAAAGTAAAAGGTAAAAAAACAAAGAAACATGAAATTAGTGAATTTATTAACCTAGCTGCAAAAACAAAAAAACAAAAGGAATTTAGCCCAAACAATAGGCATAAATATAAAACTGGGTATATAAACGAAATAAATACGAATACTCAAATAGGTGGAGGTGAGCAATATGCTACTAAAGAAAAATTATTCGGAAAGACTTATACTGAAATTCCACCAGATTTTTATTTTGTAAAAAGTAAAAAGGAATATGCACAACGTGCTAGAGATGTAAGGGCATCCTGGATTAGAATCGCAATTCGCAGAAAATTAGGTAAAATGCGTGAACAAGAATATTTAATGTTTAAAGCTCTATTACGTGCAAACTTACATTTTGCTAAGTTTAATCTTTATTTTGAAAAACTAACGCAATTAACAATCATATTGAATCATGGCAATACGTCTCTAATAGAAGAAGCACGGCATTCAATGGATTTAATTTTTTCCTATCAAAGAGATATACAAAATGAAATATCTATAAAGGTCGGTAGTAAGAAAGGTATAAATCCAAAGGATGTTGAAAAAATAGTAAAAAAACAGGATAAAGAACGCAATAAATTATTTGATGCATTTGTATTCAAAAATAGTTATGACCTTATGGAAGGTTGCAAAGGTATACTAGGTGTTCCTAAAAATAAAAAACTCCTTTGCATTCTTAGTAAATATCGTAAGGTAGAAGCCAAATTTAATAAATATTTTGGCCGATTTCGAGACGAAATAAAAGCGTTTTTTACTGCATATCAGGGATGTGCTGGTAATTCCAAAGCAATTGAACTGCAATTATTAGATATAAGTGGATTTGAAGGTATTGATGCAAAAGAAAAATTCGTGGAGAATCAAACTTGCGATACTTTCACTACTAGCGAAGCAAAAGATAAAATCCTAGCAAAAGCATTATCTGATGATGTTGCCACCGATACCGCCGCTAAAGAAAAACAAGAAGCTATTAGCACCAGATTTAAAGAGCAAATGGGTTCACTAAATGATATGATGGCCGCTTTTAACAAAAAAATTAAGGAAATAAATCAGCGCTTTCGTATTATGGAAAATTATGGTATTCATCGATATGCAGGTATGAAGCCGCAAAAGAAACGGATGTTTCAAAAGATATTAGGTGAAAAAGGGTATCAGGTTACTAATCCAAAACGCCTAGCTAAATTAGCTATGGACCCCGATTTCATAAAACAATTTGAAGATGTAATAAAGAATGTTGCCGAAAAGGGAAAGGATTTATTAATTCCGGTGGATAAGTCTCTAGGTGAATTAATTCCACTTATTCATTTGAATTCCGCTCCTACGGCTCTCACTTTCTTATCAATGAATATGGATGGGTTCAAATATAGTGGATACAATATAGAGGATTTATATGATACAACTACACAAAGTAAACCACCTACAATAATCTGTATCCAAAATGGTACTCAAGAAATGACGAAAAAAACGGGCGCATTCGCGACAGGGTTTTTACGAGGAAAATACATCCCTTTATCATTTTCTAGTCATCGTAATGGAAAATATAATATTATATTCGTCCGTACAGATATAATTTCCCCCGACCCTGCAAAACCAGATTATATTAAGAATTTGCAGCCTGCTAATCAATCTAGCAGGTTTGTTTTAAATGAATTTCCAGCTGGGATGACCTGGGAAAATAATGGTCGCAGCTACACAGCAGCTAATTTTGTTTTTGATAGTATAGTTAATGGTATATTGACTCCAAATCGCACCGGACAAGGTATATGTGTTGTTTGTACTGAATTAGTTGGTAGTCGTGAGGATGATATGTTTTTTGCAAATAAAATTCGGGATTTTTCCTATGTTGGTCTAGATGGCAAACCCGCTAAAAGTTTGCGCGGTGCACAGATAACTAGCATCCTGAAAATGATTCAAAGTTATAATGGTTCAATGCCTGATTTCTTGGTGGGTGATATGGGTGGTATGTATAATACCCCGCATGTAGGAGTGCAAAATATAGCCAATATTATAAAACTAGGTGATACAATTGGAACTGGAACCGGACCAACATATCAACAAGCAGCCTGGGATTTTTTTAAAAAGAAACATCCTGATTTAGTGCAATATTTCTTAACGAATCCGGTAACCGGCGAAGGTAATATTAATTCTTATTTATCTAATGGGTTTAGTGATGCTCTAGAGAAATATTCACCATATACCATTGCACCTAATACGGCAGGGGATACCATTACTAAATCATCCCCACCATTACTTTCCAGTTATATTTTTAGCAAAGGTTCTGCTGGAACTAATTATAGTGCAGCTACACAGATTAATAATATTGCAAAATTAGGAGGTAATATTCCTATATCACTATCTTTCGATGTGAGTTCCAACTTATCAAATTTAGGTGAGGCATTGCAAGGTCGTGCAGGTAAATCTATTAATACAACTACCAAAACACAAGATATTATCAAATTATTTACTGAAGAAGAATTGCAAAAAATATTGCAAGTTATTGATAATTTGATGGCAAACTTTGCATTTGGTCGTTCCCCGTATTTACGTCGCGATTTGGGATGTTTAAGTCTCCGGGATGGTGGAGTATTTAGTAATCGTGATTTACCGAGTTTATATGATAAAAAGGCATTTGGAACCGGTAAAAGCCTATTAAAGATACCGATTAATAAAATTAAATTTTCGCATCTAGACCATGTAGCAAATTATCCAGAGAATCAAGCAGGACTCAATCAACTGAAAGATTTGTATTGCCAGGAATTCCCTAGTATCATCGATACTTATTTATTCCAAGCTAGTGGCAAATTTTCGAATGCCGCTAAGGCAGGTGAATTTTATAGTGCTAATCAAACAACTAGCAGTGCCCAACGTGTTAGTGGTGATACATTTAGTTTTCCGAGTAAGCTTAAAATTCTAGCTGATGCTGAAAATCCTACAAATCCAGAAGAAAAATTACTAACACCAGATATTGCAATTCGCCTATTCATGATGCCCCGCCGGCATTTGAAATTAGTTATGGGTATAGACTTGGAAAAGCACGGTGCTAGCAATCTTAGAAAACTCACCACTCTTGCATTGGAAAATTTCTATGCAACATATGCCACATCTAGATTAGAAGGTCGTTTGAGTGAGATTCTTCAAGCAAGGACAGGACCGTCTAGCGATGCTTCTGTAAGCGCTCAGCCCTCTTATAATATTTTATCTTACTTATTAGAAAAAACTGCAGACGGTCATTTACATAATTTAAATGACGGTAATGCTGTGTTAGATTTATTTGAAATTATATTTATCTTCTTACGATTAAAATTCATAGACCAACAAGTAGCCTTATACAATATTAAAACTAAAGAGGAACAAAAAGAAACTGTTGAATTAGAAAAAGTTGCAATTCACTCCATTAAAGATAAAAGCATTGCAGGAAATCTATTTGATACAATCACGCAACTACTGTCAAATACACCAGAACCGCTTAACAAAATATTATATAATGTGAAAATAATCCGTACTGATTCACAAACTGGTGCATATCTCTTAGAACCGAAGACAGAGAAGGACCCGGATAGTTTATATGGTATTATTGCTAAAGGTTATAAAAAAACATCTATACCACCCAAACCAATTGCAGAATTGGCTAAACAGAAATTATTGGGATTGCAATATATGGAATCATTCCTTTCTAATGAATTAGGTGCCCGTCTAGAAACAATTGCAAATATTCTAGAACATCAAATAATAACATTAGAATCTCCTGCAGCTTTTAAGAATAAAACTAATTTAGCAGAAGGTGTTGCTGGTATTAACCCGACCGAATATGAACTAGCAAATCTAGAAGCAAGTATACTTGAGATTCATCGAGAAACACAGGTTGCTGAACCAAAAGAGGTAGCAATGGCAAATGATATATTGGCTAGGTGTAGAACTATATTGCAAAATATAAATCAGATAAGTGATGTTTGGCAGAAATATTTTGTTGATATCATACGTGTTCTAGAAAATTATAACAAAACTATCCATCTGCTAATTCTATATGAAAATAATGATGAAAATCCTCCTCAACTAACTAAAGCAGATATTCTAGCCAAATTAAATTCAATATTTAAAGATACAGAACAAGCCATTGGTCCAATTAAAAAATTACCATTTGAATTATCTAGAGATGTGGAACTCTTATATAACCAGATGAAAGACATTAAAGCCCATATAGAAAATCCTAATACACACACAGATTTACAACTTTCATTTCTAAATGCACTAGAATTACCACGAGAAAAAACAGTAACCACAATTCAGGGTCATTATGAACCGACAATACATGATATTCAACTGCGAACATCCTATTTAATTTTTAATCGTATCATATCAATCGCATATCCAAATAAACCCAAGACCGCAACGATTGTACCCGCTGGCACACCTACTCCTGCACCTGCACCTGCACCTGCACCTGCACCTGCACCTACACCAGTTGATTATACCCAATTAAAACAACTTTGTGATTTGCTAGAAATCGGTTATAATAATTTTAATCATCGTCATCATCATCCTGTACAGAAAGGTGGTAATGGCAATGTTGAATTACTAAGGAAAAATTATGAAATACTCATTAAAATTTCACGTTATATTTGGATTAGTATGGATATTCTAGAAATAGGTCAACAATCATATGATTTTGTTTCTAAGACCGGAGCAGCGGCTGCAAAACCAACAGTTGAATTAAGTAAGTTATTAAATGAAATAGTTTCTAGCCTAGTACAGTTCAATGATATGGTTGGAAAATCATCACATAATAAACAATTATGCGGCTATATAGTAAAACCGCTAGGGGTATTAATTGATTTTGCATATCATATTACTAATACATTTACTAGCACTCCGGGCACTGCATTTGATAATGATGAATTAATTACTAAGCTCGCGGCACCTGGTGCACCTGCATTAAATGAATTATATAGGAAATTGAAATATGTTCTAGCAAAAGGGAATGCGGTAAATGCCATTAATATTGCTCGTAGTAATACAGATATCAAATTCATATCGGGTAATATTCAAGGTGTACTGGGTACTTTGTCAAATCAGTTGGACTATGGAGAAGTAGGTAATACAACTATACTAGCATTAAAAGGATTGGAAAATTATGAAGATTTTGTGCGTCATGATGAAATAATGCAGTTTCAAACTGATAAGATAACAGATGTATCTGGTGTAGCAAGTGTTGAAGTTAATTATAATCAATTTAAAATGGATAATTTGAAAAATATGGAAGAATTAGATTCTAGGATATCCGAGCAGATAAGAAATCTGCAGGCAAATGATTATTGTGATAGTGATACAGCTGCTACAAAGTTAGAAAATGAGGTTATAACTACTTATAAACCTAGTATATTTAGTTTGAATGTAGGTAATTACTTTGAAATACCAGGAACTCCTGGAGGAGAAATATATGATAATTATTTGGATAAGACTGATAATTCTATGTTATATCTATTTCTAGATGTTATTGATTATTGTAAGAATCACTCGGATGATATTGATAATTTATATTTAAATACAACAGAAAATAGTATTGTAAGATTAGATGTTGATTTGGATACGGAACCTTTCTCTAGTTTTTTTGAAAAAAATAGAATTATAGATAATAGCACTGCTGGTTTTATAAATAATAAATCACACCATAATTTTAATGAAAACTTAAAATCTATTTTTAAAGATATAATTGGTATTGGTATTGATGATGATATTTCAGATTATATTGCTAGAGGGCTAAATAATTATGGTCCACTTACAAATGATTTTGAATTTGCTACTCCTGGTAGACCATATAATAATTTTCTATTCTTGTTGTATAACTTGTTGTATTTAAAACGATTTACAATTACACAACAAACAAAAGTAAATCCTGCATTACCAGATGAAGGTTTTATAAGTATAATATATGGTGATAAGGGAACTACTGCCAATGAAGCAAGATTAACTGATGGTAAAAAATTCTGTATTAATTACTTCCATGGAAATGAGATAGAATTCAATGAAAATATGTTTATAGACCTAGAATTCTTGCGACGTTATTTCTTGAAAGTGATATATGAAAATCCAAATCTGAAAGATTCCAATGGTAAATGTCTAAATAAGGGCGCTAGAATAAAATTAGTTTTAACATCCATGTTTACTCTTTCATATCTTCTAAATCATAATCCTAGCCAACCGAAGAGACCAGAAGAAATAAAAGAATTCGCGTTTATGATATTAGGTATTAGCACACTTAAAAATTATACCCCTGCGTTGTATTTCAAAATTGGAGCAATTATAAATACTACACCGGTAGATACCCAATTTAAATGGATAGATAAATTTATTACTTATTTCTTGAAAGATAAAGTTTCTTATTACTATCCCAAGGTTGCAACAGAAATCTCTGGCATAAATAATGACACTGTAATCGCATACTTGAAATCATTATGCGTCTGCAAATCTAATTTATTTGCCAGAGAGATTTACAATGATTCAAATAACAAAGCCAATAATTGTATGAAAGTAATGGGATTTATAAATACTGCGCGGGCTTTGACACAGTCCAGTGTTAATGATTTGCTAAAGGCAATTTATTTAATTAGAAGATTAAACGTATTGCTAGGAACTAGAGAACACGGTTTATTACATGATTATCAACAGAAATATAATTTAGAATTAAATGCAGGAAGTGATAAAGGATTACCACATTTATTTTGCATAATTGATTATCTAGACGCAATTAGCTTTTATAATTTAATATTTGATAATACTTTAGTTACTTTACAAAAACCTACGAACATAACACAAGATATTGCAGATGTTAGAATTGGTCTATCAAATATTTGTGAATATACTGAATTTCAAAATCATATTAATAAATTACAGAATATAATTGAATTTTTGCAAAAACATAAACATGAACAAATAATATTTCAATTAACTCAAGTATTATTTAATTTAGAACTAAATGATTTACGCCTAAGTGATGATACTAGCAATCCATTATTTCACTTCAAAAAATTAATAAATGCCATAATGGATTGTATGGCTTTTGCTTTAGAATATTATATCCCAATTCCCGATGAAATATCAGATTTTGGCAATGGTAAATATCAGGATAAGATGGCAGGTATATTTAATATGATTCTAGATATATTCAAAAATGAGCTTAATACTTTAATGCAGCCATATTTTTCATTAAAATTAGAGAAGGAAGAACGGGATGCAGAAGAACGAATTACAATGAATAAATCAATGATAGATATAATTAAAACTAATCTAGAAGCATTAGGTAAAGCATTTACAAGTGGAAAATTGCCGGATTATGTATTTATTAAGAGCTCTGCGCCAGCTGCAGCTACTTTAGCAACTGCCCCATCTAATACTGATTTGGAAATATTTGACTTTGTTAATAGATTAATAACATGTAAGGATGGAAAAGGTAATTATTACGCGATTGGTGATACTAATATTCTAGAGTCATATTTAACGAATCCAGATATTATTACATTTGTAAAATCAATGACTAATAATGGATATTTATTTAATAATAAATCTGTTTCATTGAATACAAAATATTTTGCTGATATTTTTGCAACAAATAATGTATTGCAACACAGGACTTATAATGCCGCAGGTGAAGGTACTGATGCACCGAATCCAAATTTACAATGCCCTTATTTTAAAAACCCAGCTGGTATTGATGGGGAACATATTTATACAGATGAGAAAAAGGTGAAATTTGAATATTATAATTATAAAATATTTAATAAAATGAAAGATTTATTTATAAATTATTTCACTTACTTTAACTTTTATTCAGATTCTGCTATTACTTCTGCAAATGATTTTTATCACAATAATACCAAAAATATAGATTTATTTATAGAAGGTATTGTAAATGAAAATTCTGCTGGTGCTAATGAAACAATACTTAGGGAAGGTAATAAAGAAACAATTAAAAGAGATTATAATACTACAATAAAGAATGAAATAGAAGGTAATAATGAATATGGTAGTAAAAAATGGAATGAAATTACAAAATTAATTAATGGTGGTGATAAGAAGATAGAGATTAAAAGCATTATATATAAGCCTGGTATTGGTGTAGCAAAACTAGCACCTGCAACATCAAGCGCACCATCACCTGCAGTATTAGAATCTGATAAAAATGACGAAGAAGAAGCAGAAGAAGCAGAAGAGGCAGAAGAGGCAGAAGAGGAAGAAGAGGAAGAAGATGCAGAATATGAAGATGAAAATGAAGAAAATATGTTTAATGGTGGAGGTGCTAGTGGTGGCAATATAAAAGATATAATCGAAGAATATTTTGCAGATATATTAATTCCATATACAACTGTTAAAAAATTTGGGACAGGTCATGATATTCCTCATAGTGATGCAAGTATTTTACCGCTAACTGATTTACAAAATTTAATACAATATATAAGAAAATTGTATTTTAAAAAAGAAAATCCTAGTTATGAATCAACACAAACAAAATTAAAAGAAATTCATAATCTTTTTAATAAAATTATGGAAAGCTTAAATGCAAAAATTAAATTATTAAAATCTAAGAATGGTTGGTTTAAATTATATGATATTAAATCCTATGCATTAGAAACAATAATGAGTGGAGGAGGAGAATTGGACCCGGCATCATCATCAGGAGTACCAACATCATCAGGAGTACCAGCATCATCAGGAGTACCAGCATCATCAGGAGTACCAGCATCATCATCAGGAGTACCAGCATCATCAGGAGTACCAGCATCATCAGGAGTACCAGCATCATCAGGAGTACCAGCATCATCAGGAGTACCAGCATCATCAGGAGTATCAACATCATCAGAAGTATCAACATCATCAGGAGTACCAGCATCATCAGGAGTATCAACATCATCAGGAGTACCAGCATCATCAGGAGTACCAGCATCATCAGGAACACCACCAACATCATCCGGAACACCAGTATCAACAGGACCATTGACATTTGTAGAACCTAATAAAAATGATAAAGGAAATTATGATAGCATAACTAACAATCCAAATAATTACAGTAGAATAGAAAATTTATTACAACGCGAATATTGGAATATTGAAGATTTTCTAGATGGAATCCGAGATTGTTTGCTAGATTTAATAAGTCTAGTTCCTTTACCTCTCTCTAGCAATTACACTAAGTCTTCTTTAGTTCATCGAAATAATTTATTTCTAGCAACATCTATGCTAGGTTATATGAATATGAAAAACATTGATTGTTCATTAAAATATAATATTTATTCCGATGTTAAATTAGGTTTCTTTGAATTATTGAATAAGACGAATACTAATTATTTCGGGGATAATAAAGGCTTGGAATTCTATGCAAACAGTACCAAACTGCTGGAGAATTATTTCCGAAAAGTAAATATTCTAGATAATACGGATATTAATAAAGAATTGTTAACTAGTACAAATACAAGATTACATGTAGTTGCAGAAAAGATTAAAACTGATAAGACAAAAGATATTCTAGAATTTTTGCAATTACGAGATGCATCAAATATAGCTAAAAAAATACAAGAACGTTATAAATATAAATACTGTAGAATATATACACATCCTTACTTTAATTATAATCCAACAAGAATATCTGGAACAACGCAAGCAGATGCAATTAAAGCCTGGGGTGTTGGTGGAAAAGAAATTACTAACCCATTGCATGAGAATTTTTTAAAGATTATTGCTAATCAGAATGTCAAGCATACTTTATTACATTTCATAAAATATAATTTTGATAAAACAGGTACACCAAGCACTCTAGATAATTATCGTAATAGAATTGTTGAAATTCTAGTGAAAACACTAGAAGAACCTACAGAAAAATCTACACCATCTAGTAAATCATCTGAATTCTATAAAAAATGGTCTAAAGCTAAAAATTATGTTGCTAGTACACGTAGTAATGTTTCTAATATGAAGACTTCCATTGTAAGATTATACGATAATTGGTATTCTTTGTTAAATGCATTTAATGATAGTAATAGGAAATTATTTAGTGAAATTATTTCCACGACATCAGTACCTACACCAATTACTCTAGAAAAAACTGCTAGTGGAGATGAATATCTAAAGTTAAACGGTATTCTAGATTCAAATACATTAAATACCACACTTGCACCTAAATTACTAGAACTATTTAATAATACAATTAATATAGAAAGGGTGCGGGAATATGCAGATAAATTTTTACGTGAGAATTTATTCTTGTATTTAACCTATTACAACTTACTTAATGAAAGTCAATGGAATATTCCTGTTTATAAGTACTATAAGGCAAAAACATCGGTATCTACTAATTCCGATTTTATAGAATTTGTTTATTGTTATCTAAAAGGGCTAAAAGATAAAATGGATATAGATGCAGCAATTAAAATAGCTAAACCTAGTACACCTTATAACCATAATTTTTTCACTGCATATACAAAGCAAGTTATATCACTCAAAGATTTCATAGAGCCAAGTTATAAACCTGATAATTATGCCGGGCAGCGTGAATCTCTAAATCCAAACTTCTATAAAATAATTAGTAGATTTATCGGGCACTTATTAACCAAATATAGTTCCACAACACCAGCAGCTGATATTAAATATAATCACGCGCAATTGATTGGAGTGGATGATAATGTATTTTATGGTAGTGATATATTTACGCTAGCGCATAAAATATTATCTCTAGAATCTAAATCATTCTCTACTCATAAGGAATCCTTAATGCTAGAGTTATATAAAAGTTTAGAATTGCCAAAATATTTACGAGAATTTAGTGATAGATACAAAGCCATATTTGCTGACCCTACTATTTCCAGTAATTTAATTCTAGCAGGTGGTTCTAGTGCAAGTCCCAGTAGTAAATCTAGAAAGTATAAATTACTACAAGTTGGTTCTAGTTCTAGTTCTAGTGCTAGTGCTAGTGCTAGTTCTAGTACTAAGGGTAAGCTAACTATGATAATTAAAAAATATAATGAAAAAACAAAGACGAATTTATTTAACCTAGCGGATTCATGTAATTGTAGTAAGCGCCGAGGCACTAAAAAGCATATTGATTTTTAAGTTTGCATACATTCATATGCAAAATCCATAATAATTATTCCTAGTAGGATGGTAAATATTATTCTGGAATTGGATTTACGAATACCATCAAATCCTTCTTTAATATCTAGGATCTCATATTCATTTTTATTTTCTATTTTTTGTAACATTTTATTAAATCTATGATTGTTAAAAGTTTTTTTAGAGTAGTTCTAGAACTAGTGTATTTCTAAAATAAAGTTTGATAATAATATAATAAATAAAAAATACTGGTTTAAAAGCTCCGCATTTTTTATAAGATAAATTTAATATCCAACGATACTATACTTAGACAAGAAGATAAGCTATGGAATATCTAGCAAATCCATTTAATCATTCAGTTAATGCTCCTCCCAGTGATGGGATTAGTCGTATTTTAAATATAGTAAGTTTGAATCTATTTTATTATCTTCTATTTGCAATTAGTATCAAACTGGAAGAAACACGGCAAGTAGAAGATGTTCTAGAAGGTAATGATGATATTAAAGAAGTTCCAGATATGGTATTCGATAATGTATTTGATGATGAAACAGTTGATCTTGATGAAAAGAAAGATTTAATTTCACTTCTAGATATTAATTCATTAGAACGTAATTATATTTTGTATTATATATTCAAGAAGCGTGGGTCATTTTATGATGGAGAATCGGATATTAATACATATGCATATTATAAAACAGTAGTAAATGATTGGAGAAATATTTATTTTATGGATGATGCTATTTCTAGAAAAATGAGTTTAGATGAGAGTCTAGAAAATGATTATCAAATTGTAATTGATAATATTATTTGTGATGCTAATATGTCACATATTAGATTTCTATCTTGGCTATATTATTCGGGAATTTATAGCTATTTAATGAATAATCAAGAAATAAAGAAAACAATATTGAATGATATGAATACTAAAAAATTATTAACAAGTAATCTATTTTTAAAATATCACTTTTATTTAATAGAAATGGAAAACAAGGAAAACAAAGATATAATAGAAGAAGAGTCTATTACAGAACAAGAATTAAATATTTCAGCCAAGATTGAAAACGAAAATCAAAGCCAAAGTCAAAATGAAAACCAAGAAGTAAATGATGAGTCAGACATGGATACCGATGATTTAGTTGAGGAATCAGCAATTGATGATAATGAAATTAATAATGAAGTAGATCATAATAGTGATAATGAAGATGAATTAAATTATCGACCTATTGCAGAAGATATTGGTGATTTAAATGAAATGACATTTGCAAGTAAATTATTAAAAACAGTTAGAAATATCACAATTAGAACATTAGTTGGCACTTGGAATATAATTAAAGAAGAGGCTGCTGAATTATTTCACCCTGTACTAGATTAGTTATTTTTGTTAATAAGGGTTTTTGTTTTTACTTTTTTTTTTTTGGTTTGGTTTATTTTGTAATATCTTATGATATCTTATGATATCTTTGGATATCTTTGGATATGGATTTTTTTATTCTAGGAGTTAAATCCGCAAGCATTCATAATTGCACCAACAACTTTTGAATTACCACCATAATCAGTACCATCTATATAGGAATTGCTAATACCGCTAGCGACATTAGATTGATAACCTTGAATTGTATTTAGTTGGTCTAGATCACATAATCCGAAATTAATTATGTTATTTGCATATAAGTTAGCACATTCATTTATATGGGTATAAGAACTTTTGGTTGGATCGGTATCATCAGGTAGACTAGATAAATATGAATCTACTGTGGAATATGCGGCTTGAAATGGTGTAAGTAATTTATCAGAATTATTGCCACCAGAAGCGTATCCATATTGCCCGTCAGAATTGAATATCTGATACATATAATTATCATTGGCAATATCAATTTCCTTATCAAATGTAACTGCAGGACAATGAGGATTACCACCGGATTTGATAGAACCATTAGAGCCACTAGAAGTTGAATCAAAATCTTCAAATGTTCTTTTAATTAAGTTAACACCGTGCAAACGTAGAAATCTGGAAATATCTTCATAAGTACGAGAACCCATATAAAATCTTTTTTGATTATCAACTAACAGCATCAAACTAGGAACGCTAGTAATCTTATTTTCACTAATTTTAGCCTTTTTTTCACCATCATTAGTATCGCAATTTATTTCTTCATATGTGACATTTGCCGGTAAATCATGTAATATTTTACTCCAAATTGGCATAAACGTTTTACAATGCGGGCAATTTGGTTTGTAATATAATTCCAGTTTGATTCGATTAGTTTTGTTAAGATAGCTAGTTATATAGCCATCTGGATTTACAGATGTGTCATTTACCAATGTGTTAGAATTAGTAAAACTTTCTTCAATTACACGATTAATGTTTCTAAAAGCTTCATACCTGGCTGAATCCAGGGCATCTGCGTATTTAATATTGTCTTTCTTAGTTGATGTAATATAATCTAGCAAATTACTATATATATCACTATTAAAAAATAATTTGATAATCAAGATTAGTACTAGTATGCATAAAATTATTTGCATGATTGATAAAGTTGTTTCGCATAGCAAACCCATTTTCTGTAATGCAATGTGTAATAATGTATTCCAATGTATTCCAATGTAGTCTGGTTTATTATATACGAATAAAATATTTTCAAAGTATAGCTTATTTATCGGACAGAATGGCATCAAATATGTCTAGAAGCAATAAACAATCGAATTTTGTAGATTTTATTAATCATCTGCTTACATTTAATAAGCAACAAGAATTATTTCAGAGACAGAACAATGCAAATCATGCAAAACATACAAATCATTCAGGACAATTAGATTCTGACATTAACACGGATAATTTACCATTCCGTTTTAATATATCTTCAAAAGTGGTAATTAGAATATGCGAAATTGCTCTAGAAATATTCAAAGCAGAAGCAAATATTTTGAATCTAGAGGCACCTTTATATATATTTGGTGATATTCATGGTCAGTTTAGTGATTTAGTGCATTTTCTAGAAATGTGTGGATTACCACCTAATAATAAGTTTCTTTTTCTAGGTGATTATGTGGACCGTGGCAATAATAGTATTGAGGTTTGCATGTTATTATTTGCAATGAAGATTCTTTTTCCGGAAAGTATATATTTAATCCGGGGTAATCATGAATGTCCGGAAGTGAATCGACTTTATGGTTTATATTCGGAATGTGAGTCTCGTTTTGGTGCAGATAAGGATATTGTATTTGAAAAAATCAATGAAGTTTTATGTGCTTTACCACTCTGTGCGGTAATAAATAATAAAATATTTTGCGTTCACGGTGGTATTTCCCCCAATTTAAATAAATTGGATGATATCAATAAAATAATGCGATTTGGAAAAATACCTGATTCTGGTTTACTTTGTGATTTAATGTGGTCGGATCCTACATTGGCACCTGTTGAATGGGGAACGAATTCTCGTGGAATTTCATACACATATAGTGCAGATTCAGTAGAAAAGTTTTTAAAAAGAAATAAATTGCAGCTCATATGCCGCGCACATCAACTAGTAAGTGAAGGTTATAAGTTCTTTGCAGATAATAAATTAGTAACAGTATTCAGTGCACCAAATTATTGCGGTAATTGTGGTAATGATGGTTCAGTAATGAAAGTATCGGCAGATTTAGTATGTTCTTTTATTATAATTAAACCTACTAATATTCCTGCCAGTAACACAAATATTAGAAGAAATCGTGTTTTAGATAAAATCGATTATTAAATATATTGCTATTTAAGATTCAAGATTTAAGATTCAAGATTCAAGATTCAGGTTTCAGGTTTCAGGTTTCAGGTTTCAGGTTTCAGGTTTCAGGTTTCATTATTCATTAAAGAATATATATTTGGTGTTGTCTTTTTTTGTTTCAGTTGTTTC